ACTCGGATTCTTATATTTTTGGTGTTTAATGACAAAATACTGAGTATCATTATCATTAATCCATTCAACATTTAATCCAAATTTATTCATAATTTTAATAGTCATTTCTATAAATTTTGATGAAACTAGATTGTTTAATACATTTATTTTTAATCCAGTAATTAATGCTGGTGCTACCATTAATATCCCAGTTAAATATTGACTACTAACAGAGCAATCTAAAAATATTTCATTTAATTTTTTAGTTTGAGTACCTTGTATTTTAATAGGAGGATAGCAATTATTTTTTTCAGCAGATATATCAACACCACAACTTCTAAGAGCAGATATCAAATGCCCGATTGGTCTTTGTTTCATTCTTTCAACGCCAGTTAATGTAACTTGACCTTTTTGTAGAATTAACATAAGAGCAGTTAAAAATCTAATAGATGTTCCAGAATTCCCGATAAATAATGTTCTTTCTCCATCAAAATCAATATTTCCATTATTTCCAACAACAATAATATCATTATTTTCTGTAATTGTTACTTGAATTCCTAATAATTGTAATGCTTTAATCATATAAACAGTATCATCAGATAATAGTGCATTTTTAATAGTACATATTCCTTCACCAAGTGCCGCTAATATTAATACTCTATTTGTTTCACTTTTAGAACCTGGTCCATAAAAAATTACAGGTTCAGTAATATTTTGATGATTAATTTGTCTTTGTTTATTAATACATTCAATAATTTGATTTAATGTACAAGTTCTAGTATATGAAGATCCAATTTTATCAATCAGAACAATTCTTCCATCCTTTTTATCATGTTTTAAATACTTTTTAATATCAGATACAGATATTTCTTCATTAATTTCAGTTGGTAACTCATAATTTCTTAAACACTCACAAAGTTCATTTCTAACCTGAATTGGAATAATATATTTATTATCTTCTTTTATTGATAATTCTAAAACCATACCAATAGCGACAGCATATCCGTGTTTTAATCCATGTGAATATTCAATGATATGCCCAACAGTATGGCCAAAATTTAAATGTTCTCTCGGGCAATGTAATTTTTTACCTTTAGATACAGCTAAATCGTGAATATCATCTTTAACAATTTTCATTTTTTCAGTTGCGGTCATGTAAATTATTTTTTCCAATAAAATTGTATTATTCAAAACAGTAGTTAAAGTATTGTTTTTTAAAATATTCCATAAGTCAAGATTATTAATGATGCCAGTTTTAATAATTTCCGCAAATCCATTAATAATTTCTTCACGTGGTAGTGTTTTAATAAAGTCAGTAAATAATAATATATATTTTGGTTGATAAAAAGTACCAATCAAATTCTTACCATATTGATTATTAACACCAGTTTTACCTCCAATACTAGAATCTACCATTGCTAAAATAGTTGTAGGAATTTGAATAAATTCAATTCCTCGTTTATATGTTGATGCTACAAATCCAGTTAAATCACCAACAACACCTCCACCAAGGGCAATACAAACAGATTTAGTTCTTTTGATATTGTTTTCAAACATAAAATTTTCTATTGAAATCTTAGTTTGAAGATTTTTAGATTTTTCCCCATTAGGTATTTTGTAAACTATTAATTGAATACCTTTAGTTTTATAATAAGTTTTTATATAATTTATATGTTCATAATAAAGATCATACACAATATCATCAGTAACAATCACAATCTGTTGATATTGTTCTAAAATATTTAGCTTTGTAACTTTAGATAAATTTGAATTATAAATATTTAAAATAGGAGACATGGTTAATTAAATAGTTTAATGTCATTAATGTTTAACTTAAAAATATAATAACTGTATTTATTATAAAATACATGGACATAGAACAAAATTTTCCATCTAACAATGATTGTAATAATAGTAAAGAAATATTTCTGAAAAAAATTGGGATAAAACATAGTTTTGTTTTCAAGTTCTTTAAATTGGGAATCACCCAAACTGAATTAATGAAATTTAATTTGCTTCAAACTTTAAGAAAATATCTCAGTTATTTTGATAAAGGGTTCAGAGATACTTTGAGTCAAGAAGAAGAAATTGAAAATTATAGAAAAATTGGTTTTACTGCTAAGTCTGCTAGATTTTATGTTAATATGTTAAAAGATATATATGTCAAAGACACAACAATTAATTGGATATATAGAATCGGGAAAAGTCATGTATCTAAATCATATAAAACCGAATTTGAGAATTTTCTAAAAAAATTTGGAGAAGGACCAGAAAAAAAAGAATTTCAATTATCTGGCATCAAAATGAAATGCGATCAGTGTATGAAAAAAGATCTGGATTGTACGAAATGCCATCAATGCGCAATGATATGTTGTAAAAGATGCATTGGCATGAATGATGATAAATGTCAAGTATGTATTTGGTTCGATAATATTAGTTAATAGACAATTTCTCAAATTCTTTAGTTACTTCTAGCTCTTGATCCCATAGGATAGGTATTTTTCCAAGTTTTTTTAGTTTGTTGTTAATTTTACTGAAAATTTTTGAACCGTTAAATGAATGATAATTTCCCATGCCTCGATATGCTGCGAGTGGTGAGGGGTGGCTCGACGCAAAAATATGATGTTTTTCCTTATCAACGAAATCCATTTTTTTGAGTGCTTTGTTACCCCATGCCACGAAGATAATATCTTCGTCATTTTCCGATATGTACTTAATAACAAAATCAGTAAATGGTCTCCAAAATGTATGAGAATCAGAACTTCCTTGAACGACACTTAGTTGTGTATTGAGTAAAAACACTCCTTGATTAGCCCATTCAGTTAAGTCTCCATGTTCAGTATTATCAATATCTAGATCACTTTTTAGTTCTTTAAATATATTCTTCAAAGAAGCTGGAATCGTGCATCCTTTATTGACGCTAAATGCCAATCCATTTGCGTAAGGAATTTTTGTTTTTTTACATAACCCCGGGTATGGATCCTGACCGAGGATACATACCTTGATATCTTTAAACGATGTTAGTTTAAAAGCATTAAAAATTTCTTCTTTTTTAGGAAAAACTTTTAATCCAACATTTTCGACAATATCACAAGATTCATTATATTTATCAATAATATTTTGAAAGTAGAGTTTTTGAAATTCCTCTTTCAATATATAATCCCAATCGTTTCCAATTGTAGTAATCATATTTTAATCAAAATATATAAAAATTCAATTTTTTATGTTAATAAATTTCTATTTGTATATTATCAGTAATATTATCTCTTGTATCATAATTTTTAGAAATATTTACAAATTGTAGTAAAATTGTAGAGATTATTAAAATTCCTATTATGTATAAAAATCCATAACGAATCGAAACATACTGTGAAATAACAGCCAATACAATCGGACCTATCCAAGAAGAACCTTTATCAGATATCTCGTACAGTGAAAAGAATTGAGATTCACATCCAGATGGAATTAATTGTACGAATAATGTTCGAGTGTAGGATTGGACTGCTCCAATTAAAAGACCGTGTATTAGACCAAAAATTAATAATGATATATTTCCAGTTAAGAAAAAAAATCCGAATATAGATAATATTAAATAGGATATTAATTGAAATGTTACGATTGATTTAGTAGATATTAAGAAATTTTTTTGAATAAATAGGAAAATATAATTTCCGATGATAGAGAAGATTGTAACTTCAAGTAATAAAATAGTTAGCATAAACTGAGTAGTATTTAATTCACGTTTGGCATATAAAACTCCGCAAGATGAAATCGTGCTGTATGCGTCAGAATATAAGAAATATGAAATCATAAATTTGCCGATTTCTTTATGAATAGTTAGTTGTTTAATAGTAGCAAATGTTCTTTTCCACGAAAAGACTATAATATTTTGTTCATTTGGATATTCTGGTCCTTCTCTTTCTTCTAATCCAGAAATAGAGAACAACCCAAAGACTAACCACCATAAGCCAGTAAAGAATATACAAATACAGATAGAAATATTGGTATTTTGATCATCATATCTATTAGATGTATTAGGATAGAAAAAAATGATAATAAATGTGATAATAGTTATGAATAAACTACCAATATATCCATAAATAAATCCCCAAGTAGATAATTTATTAGTAAGATTATCTTCAACTTGTAATTTTTCTTGATTTGTTTCTAAATTTATATAATCTGGATGATTTCTAACTAGTAGTGGTAGATAGGTATTGTAAAAAACAATAGATAGTCCAAAAAATATATTAGATATAACAGTTAGCAAACCACATATCCACCAAGCCTTATGGTCGAAACAAAATATAAATAGCATAGTAGTTATACTTCCAGCGATAGTATTAATAGTAAGTAGTCTTTTTTTGTTTTTTCCGTAGTCTGCATAAGAGCCAAACGATATAAAGAATATTGCTTGAAAAAAAACAGATATGCCTAATATAGCGAACGCAAATGTTTCAGGGGTGATTTTAATAGAGTTGATATTAATATATAATTTCTCTTGTTCATTGATTGGATGACCATTTTGATCGCATTCGATAAAAGTACAAGCGTGATGAGTTGATAATGTATCTAAAAGTATTGGTATAAACATGGCTAATGATGGAGTTGCAAATACAGAATTTGCTGTATCATATAAATACCAAGCTTTAATTTCATTTTTAGTTGTAATAACTTGATTATTATTCATATTCAAAAAATAATTAAATTTACTAATTGAATATAAATATTAAAATTTCAATTTTAGAAATTCATCTTTATATAAATTTATTTAATATTTAAAAATGAATTTTTTTATTCAAAGTCAATGTTAAAATGATTCAATTAATTACACTTGGTATTCTATTAGCAATTTTTGCTAATTTTGTGCAAAATACAGGAGTAAATTTACAAAAATATAGCCATACAATCAATGAAGAAAATGATAATTACAATTATGTAACTGATAAAATTTGGTTATCTGGAATTTTATTAAATGTGCTCGGTGCTTTATGTGAACTATCATCACTCGCATTTGCTCCTCAATCGATTATAGCTCCAATAGGTTCAATATCAATTTTAATCAATGTGATATACAGTAAATTTTTACACAATAATAAAATCGATAGAAAAATGTATATTTTTACAGCTATTATTTTAATTGGTAATATAATTTCGATAATTTGTGCACCAAAAAGAGAATATGTTCAAACCAATGAAGATGTTTATAACCTATTTCAAAATGAAAATTTTATTTGTTATATAATTTTCTTTCCATTACTTGTTATTTTATTAAATATTTATGTAAAAAAATATAATACACCAAGAAGACAACGATTAATATATCCAATGTTGAGTGGAATTGCAGGTGGAATGAATGTTTTATTTGCAAAAAGTTTGTCAAAATTAATTTTTTTTTATTTTAAAAAACACGAAGAGAAAACTGATGGTTTAAAATATTTTATAACATTTTTATTTATTTTTGCAGTAATTACGTGTAGTTTTTTACATATTAAATGGTTAAATATGGGATTATCTAGATTTTCAACTCTTTACATATATCCATTAAATAAATCTATATGGATTATTTCATCTATTTTAGGTGGTATTATTGTTTTTCAAGAATCTAAAGATTTTGAAGATAAACCAGTAAAGGCAACATTTTTTATCTTTGGAATATGGATTATGTGTATTGGAATATTTAAAATAAGTACAGAACAAATCCCGGAAGAAATTGGTATTATAGAATTAGAAGAATTTGCATAAACATTTAATTTAATTGAATTTTATAATTCATCCTCCTCCTCATCATCGTCATCTTCGACGATATCTATACCTTGAATGAAGGTTCCATGTCTAATTGATCCACCATTTCTAGGATATTTTAATTTTTTAGTTCTAAGAACTTTAATATTGGTATTATGTGTTTCAGAACAGATAGCAAAAGGTAATGTAAATATATCTTTATTATATTTGATACACTTGAAGTTATTTTCTTTACAATAAATATTAAATGCTGTTTTGAATGTTGTTTCTCTAATATAAATATTATCACCAAATTGAATAATTCCTGATTCTAAGAAAGCCATTAATGAATTTGTATCTTGTGATAATTCTTGTTGATTTTTAATGAAATATGTAGGTACAATTCCCCAAATAGATTTAGTTCCGTATTTGTTAATCATATCTAAATAAGCTTTATTTGATTTTTTCAAAATTATTGGTATTTCACCTTTTAATTTTCTTCCTAATAATGGATCTACTTTTGTTTTTGGAACTTTTTTCATGAAAGCAAAGATAAGTAATCTTCTTGACAATGAACCACTATTATCTGTATAATTTGGTGTTTCATTACCTGCTAAGAAACCTGGTGTTTTCCAAACAATATTTTGTGGGGTTTTGTATTTAACAGGAACAACTAGATCTTCTCCTGAAATCATACTCTGAAATGATGCTTGTGGTAATTTTAAATCTCCTTTTATTTCTGGTGCAATAAATATAGTTTTGTTATGAAATCCAGATAAACCAAATTGAGTTTCACCATCATTAGATAAAACACCAACATCATCTGCTTCATAAAAACATTTTATGATTTTAGTTAAAATAGTACCTTTTCCGGTTCCGGCGATCCCTTTGATAAAAGCAATAACTTGCCAATCATCTAAATCACCAACATCATAAATCATTCTACCAATCATAATATACATCCATTTACAGATTTCGTGATGTTCTTCTTGATCTATAAATTGGAAATCTAATATTGATTGTAAATGTGGTGTTGGAATATCATACCAATTTTCAGTATTTTCATACATTTTGAATTCAATTGGAAAATATTTTGCTGCAACGATATTATTACTTAAAGCTGGATATGTACCATATTTATAAAATTTGTCATAGTATTTTCCAGAAATTGGATCATAATTTTTTGCTAAGTAAACACCATTTTTGAATGAAAATACATGTCTATGTTTTTTTAATTCAATGAATTGTGGATCATCTGTTTTAGATAAAAAGGTAATAGCATTTCTACCATTTGTTTTGTCAACTGTAAGATTATGCCATTGTTCGAAATTCAACTCTTTTTTACAAGATTTATAAACGAATCTTTCAACTGAAATATCTTTTTTCCAAGCATATGTATAATAACCAGATCCTCTTGTATAAATTTCTTTGTAACAAAATTTTTCATCCCCATTTTCAACTTCACCAGTGGGGGGATATCTTCGATATCTCTTTTTATAAATGGTATTCAATAAATATAGAACCAAATTTTGAAAAGGTGTATTTTTTGAAGTATCTGGTGGAGTAAAACGATATATAGACATTTCATCACTGACATATGTTTCATAATTTGGAGCCAATGCTCTTTGAAAACAATATAAATTTTGAACTAATCCCATTGTGTAATATATCAACTCGTATACATGATCGAAGTCTTTTTTAATTGATTGTGTAAGCATATTTGTTTCCATAAATTCATTATATAAAGATACAGCTTCATATTGTGTTTTTTCAAATCCATTAGTTATTGATTCTTGTGTTACCATCTTATCTCCAATTTCGATATTACGAAGAGCTAATTGAATTACATTCAAGGAATGTAAGTTTTCACAATCTTTATAAAACCATTTTTTTTTTAATTCATTAAATTTATCAAACATAACTTGTTCAAAATTAGGACCTTTTTTCTTTTTATATAAGTTTCTTAATTCAGTACAATCAACTGGTTTAATTCTATGCAAATCCATTAATTTACAATTACTTTTAAATATTTCTATATTCTCATTTGAAGGTATGATTTGTATTTCTGTAGATATTTCATTATTATTTACACTTTTAATCTCACTCTCATCATCTGAATCGGATATAACACATTTTTCAAATGGTGGGCAATTTTCTATATCAGATCTGCGTTCTGCCATTTATATAATTATTTAATAATAAATTAATTTATTTAAATAGTTTTATTTGTTATTTCAATACAATCGTATTATATCCGCCTTATATACTTCAATAGTTGATTATTTACAAATCTATACATTATAAAATAAGTTAAAATATCTAATAATATGCGTTTTTTATTACTTCCTTTTTAAATAATATAGTATTAAAGTATAATTAGAATGAATTTTGGTTTTGATGTATTTGATAAAGAAATCGAATCTTTGAATAAGAAATTGGAAGTAAATATACAGC